AGCGGTGCGCTCAGCGGTGGGCTCAGCGGTGCGCTCAGCGGTGGGCTCAGCGGTGGACTCAGCGGTGGGCTCAGCGGTGGACTCAGCGGTGGGCTCAGCGGTGGGCTCAGCGGTGCGCTCAGCGGTGGACTCAGCGGTGGGCTCAGCGGTGCGCTCAGCGGTGGACTCAGCGGTGCGCTCAGCGGTGGGCTCAGCGGTGCGCTCAGCGGTGGACTCAGCGGTGCGCTCAGCGGTGGACTCAGCGGTGCGCTCAGCGGTGGGCTCAGCGGGTAATTCATTCTGGGGTGGCTCTCTATGGGCAGGATATGCTGCATGGGCCGATTATTTTAATGAAGTCCTCTCCATTTCCATCGACCGCAATTATCTCGATCTTGTCGAATCCTGCGGCTATTACTGGCTGTTAGATGGCATCTGCTTCGCCTCAGAGCGGCCCAGCACCATCAATCTTGATGAGCGCGGTCGATTGCACGCTGAGCGTGGAATGTCGATCAGTTACCCATCAGGCTGGGGACTATGGCACTGGCACGGCGTTAGTGTAGATCGTGCGATCATTGAAACCCCTGGAAGTATCACCGTGCAGCAGATTGATGCCTGTGGCAACGCAGAGCAACGTCGCGTGATGATTGAGCGTTTCGGCACGGCTCGTTATTTAAGAGGGGGCGCTAAAGTCGTGCAGGAATTACCTGCCAACTACTACGTCAAGGGGTTGCAGACCGCTCGTTTACTGATCAAGGATCGTAAGGATGACACGCCCATCGTAATGCTGGACGTGCTGAATTCAACGCCGGAACCTGATGGGACAACGAAACGGTACATGCTCAGAATCCAGCCAGATGCCTATGCTGGTTTGGCAAGCAAGGATTGTCATGCGGCGATTGCCTCAACGTGGCGCAATCTGGATAACAGCCTGTTCTTCAAGAAGCCGCAGGACTATAGGCCAGGATTTGAAAGCTAGGAGAATGTTATGTCCACCAATGACGTCCCCGGCGCGAAGGCCGGCAACCACGATGAACTCGGTTCAGGCTGCTGGGCCGAACACGATGACGGTTCCCTGATCTACGTCGCCGGCACCGAGAACGGCCGGGTCATCTTCGAAATCTTCGACTTAAGCGATGATGACCGCCCGGTGGAATACCGGGATGCGATGCCCAAGAAGCTGTTCGAACAGAAGTTCAGTTGGGATCCGAAGAACAGTGCTTCGGTGAAGTGGACCTGGCATGACAAGACCCCCTTCCCCTGGGATCGGATCCTGAAGCACTTCAAGGAAGGGGTGAAGCCGGTGAGCGCCCAACAGTTCATCGAAGATGCCCTGGCGGTCCACCAATCCCGTGAGCGCATCAGCGGGGATGATGACGATGACGCCCCGCGTGGGATCCGGCGCAAGACATCAGCGGCCAAAGCGGCAGCGGCTGCACGGAAGCTGAAGGCTGAGCCAGTCCTGCACGCGGACATCGCCAAGCGAGTGGACAAGGTATTGCCGGCAGGTGGGGTGGCGGCCAGGGTGCGGAAGGCGCTTCAGAAGGCCATCGACGATCTATCACCGGGGAAGTGACATGGCACGCTCAGGATATAGCGATGATGGCAACTATGCTCTGTGGCAGGGAGCGGTCAAGCGGGCACTGCATGGGACGCGGGGGCAGGCGTTCCTTCAGGAAATGCTGAAGGCTCTGGACTCACTGCCGCAGAAGATACTGATCCCGGAAGAACTTCAAACGGCCACCGGGGAAGTCTGTGCCCTGGGAGCGGTGGGGAAGTTGCACGGTCTGGATATGGGCGTCTTAGATCCTGAGAATCACCAACAGCTTGGGAAGATCTTCAACATTGCACCCGCGATGGTGCAGGAAATCGAATACCAGAACGATGACGATTTCAGTGAGTATTCCTATGACTGGCGCACGCGCACGGCTGAAACCCCTGCACAACGCTTCATCAGGATGCGAAAGTGGGTGGTGAAGGCTTTGGAAGGGGGCTGAGGTATGGACCAGACGGTGAAGGACATCATTGAAACGGCAGCGGCCCGAATAGATCAAACGCTGCTGCCGCTGAAGGATGAAGACTACCTGTGGTCACTCCGGGAACTGAACCGATACGTGGACGGGCTGATACAGGGCAAGGAACAGCAGCGTGGCGCTAGATCCCAACAAGTTTGATCGGGTTGACTACCATGAAGGCATAGTCCGCACGGACTGTGATTGCACAGAATGTCACCACAAGTTCATCGCAAAACTGGACTACGATTTAGATGGCGAACACCGGATCATCTGCCCGTACTGCGGGCATATCCACTATCGCGTTATCAACAAGGGCGTCGTGTCAGAGACTCGTTGGGAGAGTCGGCCGCCGTCCGAAGCGGCATTCGTCAACGTCAGCACGGAGCGTTCCTGGAAAGACGATCAGCTTCAGGCCACTACTACAAGCGTGGCCCAGCACATCAGAGAAAGGTTTCTCAAGGCATGAGCTTCGCCGCATTTGCCACAGCCGTTGTTCAGGGCTATCAAGGCGCACAACAAGCCCAGCAACATGCCAACCAAGGATTGGGGGGAGCCGTGGCGCAGCAGTCGGTCTGCTTCATCAACAACAGCACTGCCACCAACACGATTGGAACCTATGTCAACACTGGGACGACGGCTTCCACGGTCACGCTCTACGGGCAGCCATTTCAGTCACAGCAGAATGACATCAACCAGATTGATGCGTTGACGGTTGATGATCTGAAGCGTCTGATTGATCACAAGAGCCACGGCCAGATGAAGGTCATCCCCAGGCTTCGGCACGCTTGTATGCCGCGCCTGTGCGCCCCTGCGAACTTCAGCGATCCGATGAAGCCGCTGGATGTCAGGGTGGTCCATGGCTTCAAGTTGGATGAGGCTGGGGCCTACGTGCTGCCGGACGGGTCATGCCTGGAAATCGACCACAATGGCAACTACGTGGTGAATGACGATCAGGGGAAGGTCACCTACAAGGCGACGAAGATCCGGGACTTCAACCCGTTCCTGAACGCCAGTGACCTGCTGGAACAGTACATCACGGAACTGAAGCCCCTGGGCGTGCGGCAGGACGAAGTGCTACAGCTTGAAATCGAACACTTCATCAATTGGCTGATCCACAAGGCGGCTGAGAAGGACGGGGATATTCCACCGGCCGATGTGCCCAAGCTCCCACCTGTGGCGCTGCTGACGAAGCAGGAAGCGGCGTAAAATGATCCCATGCCACTGTAGCTCAGTCGGTCAGAGCTGCGCTCTCGTAAGGCGCTGGTCGCAGGTTCGACTCCTGCCGGTGGCACCATGACAATCAGGTGTTGGCTATTCGGTCACAAGCGTTCGTGGCCTACGATGCTGGATGGCATGTCACCATTTCTGTTCATGGAAGTTGAACAGCGGGACGAAGCCACGGGCACAAGGCGAGCGCGTTCTATCCACATGTGCGAACGGTGCCACGCACTTTATTGGACCGAACCAGAACTCAGAGTCCCTGCGCCAAGTATCCAGTTCACGGGCATTGAACTGTTCATGCAGGACAAGCGCCCAGGGCAGGACGCCATCACCACCGACCTACCAAATGATCCGCGCTGGCATGAACCTTCGCTAACGGCCCGACCGAGTTCTAAGGCTTCGGTTCCAGACTGACTATGGCTTGCCAGTCGGCGTAAGTTCTGAGGCAGGCGCTGGTGGCGGCTTTAACTGCCGCAGCAAGATCTCCATCTGCCGGTCCACTTCCTTGAGCTTCTCCGGCACCTGCTGATCCACCTTGTCCTCCACTGGAATGTGCCACTGCTCCTGGCATGGCGCTGTTGTGAATAGCGGCTTGGAGCTGGCGCACCCGAGCAGTGAGAGAGTCAACGAGAGGCTGAGCATCTTTAAGACCTTGTTCACGGGCCACCTTTGCTGCGGCTTCGGCCGCTGCCTGAAGTCTCTGGGCTTCCTTGACCTTATCGCTCTGGTCTTTCACCGCCTGGGCCTGGGCTGCCTTGTAGGCGGTGAAATCACTATTGCATTGCTCTAGAGAGCTGTGCTGCTGATATAGGGCGATACCGAGCCCCAGGATGATGATGGCCAAGGCTCCAGCTATGTAGTTCACTGCCGCTCCCACCATTGCTTGAAGGCTTCCACTCGGTCATTCCATAGCTCGGCAAACCGAACCCGAAGCTGGGTAACCCCGTGCAAGGCTTCCTTCCCCTCTCGATCCAAACGATCGTGGAGAGCCTTCTGGCCCATGTTCACATTCTCGCGGAGATCGTTGAGCTTCTCTTGGGTCCGGCCATGCTGGTCATCGAGCTTTCGGTTGGTCGCCATGAAGGACACGCCAATACTTGCCACCACCACCGCGGTGATAATGAGCACTCCTTCGATGGTTTCATCCATCAGCCCCACCTATGCGTGACATAGACCGTAATTAAGATCACCGCAATCTGCCATAGCCTGGCACCCCGCCGCAGCTCGCTGACATCCGTGAGAGTCGTTTCGAACGTCGGCTCGGTCGGCTGAAACTTTGGATCCATTCATGGTCCCTGGGGCTTATCCCAGGTAAACACGGAGGAAATGAAAGGCACGTACTTGTCCAGAATCTTTGCGGCCACCACATGAACCTTTGGAGCGCACATGGCCGAGAAGAAGGACACGACACCGACTAGGCTCCGGGAATCGGCTTTATCCTGCGATCGCCACACGACAGTCGTCACGATGAACGCAGAGAGCACGGAAACCGCCAGTGTCAACCGTTTGATCTTTTCTGGCGTCATGGCCTTCGGCAAGAATTGCTCAAGCAGCAGCCCGGGCGCCCAGCTGAGAGCGAGGCCAACGATTACCGCCCAGGCATCTGGAAACTGCGCTGGTAGGCCAAGCAGATACTGCAACCAGGTCACGGCTTCTTCTCAGCCGCCGCTTGGACCGAGGCCGAAAACTCAGCGGCGGCATTTGCAACCTTGGGATTCTTGCGGCCTACCAAAAGACCAGCAAGAAAGCCCACAACGAGGCAGATACCGGGAATGATGAGATGTGTCATAGATGCTCCTTCAAGGCCCCGTAACCTGCGCAATGCAGGCCGGTTGGCCGTTTGTCGTTCCCAAGCAGTAATCACTGATCGTGTGCCCGAAGGCATCAGTCTCGACCCAGGTTGGATCGGGGACGTTGCCGTCATAGACAGTAGCGAGCGCATACCAGCCGGCGTCGATGCCCCAGGTGATACTGGTCCAACGCTCATAGACGTGGCTGTGGTAACCGCCACCGCGCCCCGAGGCGCCGCAGCGCGTCCAGGCATAGACTTCTCCTGTGATGTTCCCATTCACATCAAAGCCCGTGACGTAGCTCGCGGTATGCACCCCTCCGCAGCTCACGCCCAAGAGAGCCGGGTACCCCGGCGGGAGCGGTAGGTTCGTCGCCTGCGCGACTCCAACCGCGATCAGCATCAATACAAACGCTTTCATGGCCATGCTCCTGTTTCAATCAACTTGATGATCCGATCGGCGCGCACTCCGGCCTCCTGATGCCAGGGCGTATTCGCGATCTGTTTGATCGCGTTCGAGTAATCCTTCACCTGCATGTAGCCGAGGAAGTGCGGGAAGTGCAGCAGCCCTGCAACCCCAAGATTGAAGGCCATGTTGGTGATTGCCGCCTGGCGCACCGAGTCCTGGGCTGAAAACCAGGCGTATTGGCTCAGTTCCTGTTCAGTGCGGTTGATGTCGTTGCCCAACAAGAACTCCGCTTCCGCCTGGCTGATCTGCCCACCCTTCTTCCGATCAATGAGCCGGCCATATCCGATGGTCAGAAACCCCAGCGTGTCGGCGTAGGCATAGAGCTTGCAGCCTTCATCGACCCGAAGCTGGGCGAGCAAATTGGCCTGGTCTTCAGGGGTCATGTGCGTAGCCACTGGGTCGAACCCTGATCGTAGATGAAGGCCGTAACACTGTTGGCTGCAAGCGTTGCTGGTGCCCCCACGAACGTCGCGCCCGCTGAAACCCAGGTGGCAGCGGTGCCGACCGCAGCAGCGGTGAAGATCGTGATCTTGTAGCCGTCAATGGACGCCCCGCCTGCCGGGAAGGTGAACTGCAAGGTGGCCAGTTGGGTGCCGGTGAATCCCACATAGGTCGTGTTGGCCGGGATCACATAGGGAGTGACGGCATTGTTGTTCACCACCACCTTGCCGGTGAGCAACACCGCAGGGGTGGTGATATCCCCCACGGGGCTGACATTGAAGCCAGGAGAGGCGAACGCCCCGGTCTTGAACAAGACGGCCGTGAAGTCCACGCCGATGTTGGCCACCGGGTAACCGCGAGTGACTGTCCCACTGCCATCGGTGGATTGGCCGGCGCGTGCGGCAATGAAAATGGTGCCAACGGTGTTGTTCGGTGACCCAAGGGCCTGCCAGTGGGCCAGGTCGGTTGAACCTACCGCAGCGATCTTGTAGGCCCGGTTCTGTTCGATGCAGACCACATTCAGAGCCCCTGGGATTCCCTGAACCCGTGGCTGCCCATAGATAATCGAACTGGTCGCATCGAAGACCCACTGCCCATCCGCATAGGAGCCAAACCCTATGCCATAGGTCCACGGCGGCACATCGGGAACACCGGTCCCTGTGCCCACTCCTGGTCCGGTGCAGGCGAAGATCGTGCCCACCGTGTTGTTCGGGGAACCGATCAGCGTGAAGTCTGTCGTTCCGACGGTCTGGATCTTGAATGCCCGGCCGGCAATGAAAGCCGTGACCGGGATGGCAGCCGCTGCGTTACTGAGGCCCCCTTGGTCAGCGAAGACGACACAGGTGTCGTCGTAGTCCCCCTTCAGGTAATCCGCGACGGTCTTGTTGAACGTCATTATGTTCTTGCGGGCCGTGCTTGACCCGTAAGCCACACTGATGTCGCATTCCTGACTGGTGACGTTGTGAAGGAACGTCGCGCCATTGACGGTGCGCGCCCACGGGTTCGCCCCGTAGATGCCACCCTGATAGTTTGCGTAGGCCCCTGCCGTGCCTGTCAGATTCACGCTGCACTGGGTCAAGCCTTCGAAGGACACATAGCCGGGTTGCCCCGCTGGGGACAATCCCGGAGTACCGACAATGCTGACCAGCGAATAAATTCCACTGCGTCCCCCGGTATGCCCTGCCGACACGCCATGAATCAGGTTCAGTAATCTGAAGTTGCCGTTGCTGCTGGTGGTCGTGTCCACCGTGTCGGATGTGATGTTGTAGACAATGGGACCAGTGGCACCGCTTCCTGCCGTGGTGGCCACTCCACCCACTTTCATTCGCTCATAGAAGATCCCATTGAACCCTGCGGAAGCGGTGTAGAACCCCAGTTGCGTGGCACCCGTTCCGCTGAACAGCGCACCAGGGGCAGCAGTCAACACCACATTGTTCGGGATACTGGGGAAGGTGCTGATCAGCCATGAGGCTGGCGCGGCAGGGAATACCACTTCTGCGTTGCAGGTGGCTGCGGTGTTCAGGATTGCAGTGCAATCAACGTTGATGACTGCCCCATAGCGGCGGATGTCACCCCACGGGTAGTTGTAGAAGGTCGGCGTGACCCCAGCGATAGCTTCGGCAGGACTCTGTGGCCAGATCAATTGACCGATGGTGCTGGATGTCATCAGCGAATTGATGTTGTCCGACGTCCAAATCGGGTTCGTGGGCGGATCGGTATCGTTCGCTGGGGAGAGTACCCACTTATAAATCAGCGTTGGATCCAACCAGACCGGGGCTTCACCTCGCGCATTGAGGATGACCGGGTTGGTGTTGGGTGTACCGACTGAATCTGAGAATGTCCCTTGCTTCGTCGTCGTTCCAGCGATGTAGGTGAACAGCTTCCCGCCTGAAAGCGGCGCACCGTTGCCATCGAAGAACTTCTGGACTGGAACAGGTGCAAGTATCTCCGTGGTCATGTGCCATCACCAGTGAGAGTGCAATTTCCGGTGGCAAGGACTGGTACACCGCCTGCGGAACTTGAAATGGAGTAGGTTGTGATGTTGCTCTTGAATTGCCCGTTCCCGCAGTTGCGGGCAAAATCCTGTCCAGCCGTCAGTGACACCCAAGCCCCCAGACTTGGATCAGTGGTCAACGCATCGCCTGCGAAATACACCGCCTTGACCCAGTAACTTGCCCCTATGGCTGCGGTCGTCGGCAGATACCAATTGCTTGGAAGTCCAACATCCAAGTTGGTGCCAGCCCCTGAACTGCTGACCGTTCCGTCAGAGTTGAATAGCAAATGCGTGGCACTGCCTGTGCCTGAGTGCATCCTATAAGCCGTGGCCCCAACATAGTTCGGACTTACCCCCAAGGATTCAGCCATCATCACGTTGAGATTCCCACTCATGTGAGATTGCTTCCGCTGATGTACCAGCGCGTGGCGGCGACCTTATGGGCCGTGGCGCGGCCGAATTGACCCAGCGTGCGCGAACCTGTGGCCCCGCTGGGGGATAGGACTAGCGTGTCGGCATTGATCGCAATCGTGATGGCGAAGGCTCCACTGCTGTCATTGGTGAAAGTCAGCGTGGTGCCCAGGGGATATGGGACCGCAGCGTTTGACGGGATCGTCCAGGTATAGGCCACGCCATCCGTGTGATAGAACGACTGTCCCGAGTCCGATAGGACGGCCGTGTAGTTGGCGTTGTGCACATTGGGCGGCAATTCAAGGAAACCCGCATTGCGCAACGTCGTGCCGCTGTCAGCGATCTGCGTCGAATGAGTGCCTGAGAATCCATTGACGGTAAGCCCCACGCCACTGGTAGGCGCGGCGGTTACGATGGCCCCTGCTGAACTAATGATGAGCCGAAAGGTGCTGTTGCTGGAAAATCCCAAGGCATTAAGCCCAGCAAGGTACATCCCATTAGCGGGGATCGTCCCACCAGTGACGTTGACGCCCGCAACGGTCAGGATGCCGCCTGCACCGACGATGGATGACAGCAGGAACTGGCCGCCCTTGCACAGTATGAATGACACCTGGTTGGCGATCAGTTCACCGGCACTGAGCGCACTCAGATCCTGGTTCACGATGTTCGCCACACCGATCCCGTTGATGTTGATCGTGGATGGGCCAGTGTTGGTGATGTTCGGGATCCAATAGATCGCGATCCCATCGGTGTAGCTGGTGAACTGCGCGTTGAAGGTCAGCGTGTACGCATTGACCACGCCCCCCGACACGCCCCCGTACAAAGTCAACAGTTGAGCGTTGACCACGTTGTCCACCGTCCACAGCGGGTTCGTCGGTGGATCGGTATCCGTGGCAGGAGCCAACACGTACTTGTATCCGACATTCGGTGGGATCCACAGCGGGGTTTCCCCACGACCGTTGAGTCGGATGGGATTCGCGGCCGGGGTGCCCACGCTGTCCAGGAAAGCATTGAGCTTGGTGGTAGTTCCGGCTTGGTAGGTGAACAACTGGCCGTTGATCAAGGCCACGCCGTTGCTGTCCCAGCCCTTGAAGATCGGGGTGGGACTTAAGGTTTCTGTGGCCATCAGTCGGTAATCCCGGCTCCGGGGGCCACCGCATCCGTGGCGAACTTCAGCTTCGCATCCCGCATCGACTGGGCGGCTGCTTCGGCTTTCTTGCCCTTGAAGAATCGTTCCCCGATGCTCTTGGCCACGATCCCTGGACCGCCTGCAACGTGAGCGGCAGCGACATCGCCAGCGCGACTGACCACTTCACCCGCTACCGTGGGGGGCTTCTCAAACTTCGCCCCATAGCGTTGCAGCGTGAGCGCGGTATTGGATCGGTTGATGGATGAGGCTTTGCCTTCGAAGTTCACCACGCCAGCGACGTTCGACAGTTGCTGCGTGTGGGCGGCGCTTTGCGGACTCATCAGCACATCGGCCTTCTTGTCCAGGCCGTTTCGCATGTTGCGATAGGATGCGTAGTTGAATCCCCCAGCGCCATTGGCATCAATGCCAGCGGCGTCCCGGAGCTTATTGAGCGTGGCGGCTTCCACCGATTGGGCGAAGGCCGGGTCAGAGGCCATCAGCCCCTTCATGCGCTCAATATAGGCCCGCGACGCATTGACCCCATTCCCGGTGAAGTACCGATCCATGAATGTGTCAGCCAACGGGGATGGCGCACCGATTTTATGTAACCCGCGCTCATCCTTCGGAACGTTGTCTTCAATGGCGGCCTTATATGCAGGGTTTTCTTCAATGAGGTCGAACCGCCGCTTCGCCGCAGCGCGTGCGGTATCCGCCAAACCCTTCAGCCCTTGGGCTTCTGGGGTGAGGGGCATACTCTCCAGTTCCTTCCGCACGATCCCCGCCGCCGTGCCCGCCGATCCACGACCCCGCTGGACTTCAGCAAGACCGGTACGGGCATTTTCGAACTGTTCGAAGCTGATGGGCTTGCCTGAACGCAGGGCTTCCATGATTTCTGAAATCGCCGGATCCGAAGCCGCAACTTTGGTCAGATACCCCTTGGCCAACTGCGCGTCGATGTTCGCTGCTGCCATGCCGGTGTCCAGCGGCACCACACCACCATTGGCGTCCGTGAGCGCCTTGTACTTCGCCCGAGTATCTAGGACCAGGGAGTTGTCCACGGCCTTGATCGCATCAACGCCTGCTTGGCCGTGTTCCAGGTTGTTGCGCTGAACGATTTCCGGGGTGGCACGGCGGCGAATCTCCCCCATACTCGCCCCGAGCTTGCGGTTCTGTTCGCTGATCGAATCGGTCAGGATCCCCTGCGTGTCTGGATCGGCCCGCAGGTTCTTCTCATCTGAAATCTGCTGTTCATTCGCCGTGGCTTGGCCCTTGCGGAGCCGAAGCGGGGTTTCCCCATCCGGCATCGGCAGCGTTTCAGCCTCAACATGACGATCCAGGGCTTCCTGGTTGATGGGCTTCCCGGCCGTCTTGGCATCGCTCACCGCCGCCTGTAACTCAGGGGTGGTGCCACCTAAGTCCGTGGTGGCCCTGGCGGCGCTCAATGTGCCAGGGACTTCCATTGAAGCGGCGGCTTCAGGGGCGGCTTCAGCGGCCACTTCCCCTACCTTGGCCGCTGTACCGACGCTGCGGAGCATCCCTGCGGCGGGGGCCACAGAAAGCACATCGCCCGCGATATTGCCGACATCGCGGCCGAACTGCTGCGTTCGTGGGCCGATCTTCCCCAAAGCGGTATCCAGGGCCTGAAGACCCTTATGGACGGCCTGCACCGGTCGGGTGGCCGCGAGTTCACGGAATGCCTGCTGCCCTTCAGGGGTCTGCGGCGTGTAGGTGGCGTGGCGCTGTATCCAGCCCTTGATGGTGCCCCGATTGTTCCCTGCCGCCCGCTCAAGGATGTCACCGGCACCGCCTACAGTGCCACTCACGATGCCCCCGGCAAGGGTGGCGACCACATCCGCCGAACCGGCCAGATCCCGACGCTGGGCGGCGGCTGAGGCCACCTGGTCGGATTTCGGCCGTCGATAGGTGACCTTGCCCGTCTTCGGATCGGCATAGGCCACGAAGCCTTCCCGTGGGTAATCGGTTTCCTCTGTAGTGAAACTACGTCCACCCGCTGCATCGCTCAACGCGGTGCCGAAGGGGTCTTGATCGCTAGGGTCAGGGGGAGCATTCGCCCGGCTTCGTGCCAGGGCGTCACCAAACGGATCGGGCGAACTCATTGTGGCAGTTCACCGTTTTCGAGCTTCATCAGGTTGCTGCGCTTCTGGATGAACTGATTCCAAGCCGCTTTCGAAGGCATGGACGCCTGAAGCCGTGCCATGAACGCATCCCCTTCCTTCTGGCCGCGAGCGTAGGCGGCCTGCCCTTCCATGATCCGGGGGTCGAAGTTGTTCTTCCACTGCGAATTGAACATCGCCACGGTCGATGGATTCGGGTTGTTCGTGAACCCTTCGACGCGATCCAGCGCCTGTCGATACCGGTGTTGCCCTTCAACGAGGGCCAACAGGTAGTCCGTCTTCTGCTTGATCGCTTCTGGGCTGTAGGTCTGCTTGCTTGCGATACCCCCGGCCTGTTCCATGCCCGCATTGGTCCCAGGCATCCCCATTGAATGCTGCAACTGGATCGCCTGGTTTTCCAGGTACGCCCCCAGCAAGTTGAAGTTGGTGATGTCCGGACTCAACCCCGCACCGGTCACCGTGTTCTGCCATGCGGCGCTCCACGGACCACCCGCATCCGCCAGGCGACGGATGTTGGAAGCTAGGGCAATGTTCTGCCCATAGTTCGCATCTTGGGTGCGGATTTCGGTGATGTGCTGCTTGGCAGCCGCTGTGGCCTCATTCCAACTGGCTTGATCCCGAGGGGCCGCAAAGGCTCCAGGTGCACCATCATCAGAGGTCCACGCATGTCCATTGGGGTTGCGGAGCGCCGTGGCTGGCGTCGCTGGTCCGGCAGCCCTTGCTGCTGGCGCAGTTCGTGGTGGTGCAGTGCCCGCTCCTGGCTGAAGGACTTCCGGGTTACTTCCACCCGGCCCCACAACCGCTGGGGCTTGATTGGGAGCGGTGACATACGCAGGCGGTGTGACATTTTCTTCTGTCGGCCCACCCACATTGCTCCCCACCGGCTGGGGCGCATAGGGATTGACGTTGAACTCCTGGATGCCCTTCTTGGTCTGGATCGCTCCCCCACCGGGCTTGGTGGTCTGCATCTGCTGTGCGCCGGTCTGGGCTTGAAGTTCCAAACGACGGAGCGATCCGGACATTTGCCCATCGGGCGTCTGATCCAGCACCGGAAGCCACTTGTTTGCAATCGCTTGGTTCGCCGGATTGATCTTGCCCCAGTTCGTCACCCAGTCCCGCACCAGCGCATGGGCGGGATTCACACCAGTCTTGGGATCTTTCTCATCTTGGTGAAGCACGATGTCATTGGTGGCAAACGCGCCAGCACCTTGTTGGAAGCGGCCCAGGGAATCAGAATCCAAGCTGGCCAGATCGGTGACGTTCTTCGTCTGGCCCTGCTGCATATTCAGCATCTTCTCAGTCGCCTGCATTTTTGCCTGGCCACTGAGCTTTTTATAGTTCGGGTCGTTGGCGATGATCTTGGATGGGTCCAGCACCCCATGTTCGTCGTGCCACTTATCCGGATCCAACTGACTGAAGTAGTCGTTGACTTCCTGTTGGGCCTGCGCGTTGATGCCTTCTTCCTGCGCCAATGCAGCGGCACGACGTTGGGCGTATAGCCCAGTCTGAAGGTTCTGCTGCTGCTGCTTGATGCCGAGGATTCCTGAAAGATTGGCGATGCCTTTCCCAACGTCTGGTGGGTTGATGTCCTGGGCGACAGGGGTCATGGTGGGCATCTATGGTCCCCCGAACAAGCCGCCAATATTCGGGGCGGCTGCGGCATCGGCCGAAAGAGTCTGCGGCGTGAAAGTGCTGCTGGGCGAACCTTTCATCAGCCACGGCAACATGCCCATATTTCCCACCGCTCCGCTCCATGCGTTAGCCGCACCGACCTGGCCTGCTGCTTGGGCACTGCCCGCATTGCTGACACTCTGAGCCACTTGGCCTGCGAGGTTGGCCCCCTGCGCACCCGTGTTCGCCGCTGCGTTCTGGCCCAGCGTTGCGATCCCGGCAAGGCGTGAATAGATATTTCCTTGCTGAGTCTGGTACTGGTTGAACGCCGTGTTGAACGCGGTGTCTGCCATGCTCTGGTTGTAACCCATCAGGTCTTTCTGCGCGGCACCGGACATGGCACCTGCGTTCGAAGCGTCCGCATTCAGCACGCCTTGCTGGCCTTGCTGAAGCTGGAATTTGTAGGCCGGGGACATCTGATGGAACATGTCCACTGTGAAGGGCGATAGGAGTGAGCCATACGCGCCGGCCGGTGAACCGCCCGATGAAGGTGCCCCGCCCCCAGGTCCAGCGCCATATTGGTTGCCGCCTTGCCCGTAGGTGCTATTCACGCGCCCGCCATAGGGCATACCACCGAAGGTATCGCCCCCGCCCGTCTGAAGCCTTGCACCTGGCCCCGATGCACTGGGACCGCCCAGATCCCCAGTCCAGGTGTTGCCACCGGTTCCTGGGAAGTACCCGCCACCACGGCCCATTGTGACCGGCGCATTGGGATTCGGGCCAATGCCCATCAGGTAGTTCAACTGCCCCTGTGCGCCATAGCCAGATTGCATGAACGGCTGCTGCTGCGCCGTCATGGTGTTGAACTCATTCTGGCTGATGTCAGCGGAACGGTTGGCAGCGGCAGCCTGCGTGTCCGCTGCACTTCTAGCGCCGGATGAGGCAATCAGCGCGCCGCCAACTCCTGCGACGACTACGGCACCTGCTACCCAGCCTGACATGGCGGAACTCCTTGAAAGCGGATGCCGAAATTCACGCGCATCGACACTCGGTAATCGGTCAGCAATTCTTCATTCACCTGGATCCCACGCGCCGCCACGGCATAAATGTTGGCTCCCACCAAAAGCGGTATCACATTAGGTTCAGGCGAGTGATTGATGAAACGTCCCGCAGGTGTGCGTTTACCATCCAATCGCCCTGGGCAGATCGTGTCCCCGGCTTCGAACACCCGCAGTGCAAACAGTCCCTTTCCATGAACCTGTGAAGGACGGACTTCGACGTCATACCCTGGGGGCATCGGCATCAAATCCGCTTCATCACTCACCACCATGTCCATCGACGCCTGGCTGATCCCCAGTTGTTCAAGGAACAGGTGATAGTCCGCACGCACCCGATCAAGTTCTTGTGCCCTGCGGTTTTCCCCCAGCCCGCATTCAGGAACGACATACAGCCGTTCTTCCAGTATGGTGAGGTCGCGACAATCATCTGGGTTGTCATAGACATCGACCCAAGTCACCGGCTCACCAAACACCCTGCCCACGCGCTTCACGCCCGCTGTGGCTTCAAACTCACACGGAGCGGAAAGCATCTTGATTCCATCATCCGTGTTGACCGCAATCGTCCCTTCTTCCACCCGGACGCGGTAGGCCGTGCGATGCTCTGCCCCGGTCAATACCGTCCAGGGCGGGATGCGAATCGCTCGTTCGTACTTGCCAGGCAGGAAGGTGTGGGTCGTTTCAATCGCAGCTTGCGGCATCGTCAATAGACGATCTTCCAATCGTTGCACTGCATGTTGCAGATAAGAGCGTTCAGCAAGCTGATTCATCTAAAACGTAAAGAATCCACTCACACTGCCAACGCCAGTTGCAGGGGCTGACGAAAATGTCACCGTCACTATCCTGCCAGTGAGGGTCATCGTGACAGCAGACCCAGACGAATTGACAACGCCAGCAGGTGGCGTTTTCAAGATGTCGAACGCTGGTGCAATACCAGATTGTGTATGGAAAATGCTACTGCTTGATTTATCATGGCAACCTCACTCTACAAAAATCGTCACTACAGCATCGTTAGCCACAGTCACTGTGGAATCGGCATCACCGACGAGCTTGGTCACCGCGACCCATAGTTCCCCATTCCCGGTGAGTCCATCTGGAATCGATAGGCTCGTACTCGACGCGCCTGCGGTCACGCCTAGCATGAAGGTGGCGTTTGGAACTGTGGTGCCAACTGTGGGGCCATTGGCGGCGGTGGTGGGTGTGAACCAGTAGAGCTTCAGAAACACAGCATAGGCCGCACTCACCACGGCGCTAAAACCTTTAAAGTTAGCGGTCTGCGCTGCGCGCACTGGTTGCAAGTTTGTGGAAGCGGCTGTCGTAAATTTAAACGGTACTGCGGCCATAGATTCCTCTACTGTTGAACGAAGGTCAGCGTCGGGGCTGCCCCGTAGGTGATGCGGTAACTGTCGCGATTCGATAGCGGGAACGTCCCTTGGGTCACTCCCACGTCATAGAACGTGGCCTGATCGCGGGTGAACTCCACCTTCGTCACGCCCGCGCCCTTGACGATCAAGAACCCACCACTGGCTGCGTGATAGAGGAATGGGGATCCGGTGAGGGCGATCCCCATTTCAGGACTGGGCGGTGTTCCTTCCTGGATGTCCTGGAAGAAGCGCCACCAGGACGTGGTGATGTTTTCCTTGACCAGCAGCGGCGTGTCATAGGTCGGTGGAGTGCGAAATTGCACTACGCGGCTTCCTCACCACTGGCTTCCGGCTGGGCAAACAAGGTCGCGCCCACAATGTCCCGCTGCACCGGATCGCTGAAGGTGCATTCATAGATCCGATCCCGCGCTTCGGCCAAGCGACGCCAGATGGCCCGATTCCGTGTGGCTCCAATCGCACCGATGGTGGCCAAGTGCTGATTGCTCCACTGACCGTATTCATCCTGCCAACGGAGCATGGCTTGTGGGTTCGAACCCTGCCCCGTGTTCAATCCCACACCGGGGGTGAACTCAATCTGCAACGAACTGTAGAAAATACGCTCCCGGTTCTGCCTGGACCAAATGTGGGAACACCGTCGTACGCACAGCAGCGGGTTTCCCGCATCCGTGTAGAAGGATCGTGACATCTGATGAATCTGACCGGTGGTGTAATCGCCCACCAGCCGGACGTCTGCGAAGTCCGCAAAGCAATTGGATCGATGCCGGTGGAAAACCCCCGCGTTCGGATCGTAGCTCAGGCGCTGATGCCAGCGTTCGCTGTTGGCATCGAAGCACCAGGTCACATCCGCCGTGGGGAAGGTGAGCATGAAGAACAGATGCCCTTCTTCCTGGTAGGCGTAGGCAATGGCATCGGACACCAGCGGGTAACTGGCAATCGCGTGATCGACACCATGATGACTGACACGACGCCAGCTATACTGGTCGGTCACGACCACCATGTTTTCGCCCTGTTCGTTCCGCGCCAACCATCCCAACGCGGTGCCCAATCGCACTATGGAGTGCTTGGCAGAACACCCGATCTGCGGTCCCACCCCAGGGATGCGCGAGAAGGCGAAATTGGCCCCACCGCTGTTGAACCACACTTCAGTCGTTCGCTCCCCGACCAACCACAGTTCGCGGTTGTTCTCCATCAACGTGACCAGATTGTCGGTACTGGAATCCTTCAGCGCATAGAAGGAGCCGGCGAAGTCCACCGTATAGGGTACGGGAGCCGTGGTGTAGAAGGTCCGCGTCCCAGGTTGATTGAAGATCAACCACCCTTCGATAAAGGCCACCCGATCAGCCCCCAGAAAGGCGGGGTCCATGATCTGCTGAAACGCCGGCAACGTTGCGGTAATCGTTTCAGCGCCGGGTGAGGCGGTGGCCGCTGCGCTCATGGTGATGGTGACGGAATTGAAACTGATCGACGCCACGGTCGTTCCAGGCGGTATGGCAACGGCTGCATCGCTTAATGTCGCACCGACAATGAAGGCGTAATTCAGATTCCCCGTGGGTGTCAGGGTGAAAGACCCGTTCGTCACGCTCCCCTGCATCGTGACCGTTCCTGCCCCTGCAATCCGATACAAGTATCCATAGGTGCCATCGACCAGCACCGCATAGCCCCCCAAGCCACCGAACAGCACGCCGTTGTCTCTGATGCAGACATACCCGCTGTTGGTGAGCAATGTCCCCACCGAAGCAATCGCGAATTGCGCAATGGCGTTCTGCGTCGCCGGCACCGTCACGCTCATCAGATAGACCGTGTTGCTGGTGACCACCAACGCCGTGGCGTTCCCAGGCAGAACCCAGAAGCCCCGCACAGGACCGGCTTGGGTACCCAGAATGGGATTGAGTCCGGGGCACCCTAAAAGCGCCAGCGGTTCCTTCGGTTCCTCACCGCCGACTTCCACGTACCAGTTGATCAGCCGTTGGGCGTTCTGCACCAGATCGGGGGCTTCATAGGCACCGCCCACGAAGCCAAAGTCTGCGCCATCATTGCTCAATTGAACCCACCGTGCATGATCCAGCCCGCGTCCGTCCGGGTGCGACGCACGATGTCCGCGTCATAGAACGCCTGCACGGCAGGCATCGCATTCAATGAGCGGATGGAGTTCTTCGATTCCTTCGCCTGACTGACCAGCAACGACCCAGCGGTCTTGCCATACTCAGGGGCCAGCCATAACGCCAAATTGCATTTAATGGCCTGGGCATAGCCTTGGGGAAGATTGATGGGTTGGGTGAGGGTGGCGAAGTCGGTCAGGATCGTGTCGGTCCACAGATGCAGGACGCCGACCTGGGAAGGGTTGGGGTAGAAGTAGATGTTCCCCAACGGGAAGGTGGGATCGTAGTAGAGCAGGATAGGCCAGGGGCCGTTCAACCCCTTCAGTCCGATGGCCGCGTACTTGTCCCGATTGACGATGTCGATCTGGTAGTCCAGGCCCGTCTGCCCGCTCGCAGTGATGCGAGTGAAGGCATTGGTGATCGCCAACGGACGGGGGATCGCGAAGTTGCCATTCACCGTATAGGTGAAGGTTTGCGGGTTCGGGGATGGCGTGAATAGCGCCGCTGCGCTCATGGTGATGACACCACCACCGGGGAGGGCTGAAACGGTGGCACCAGCCGGCACGCACCCGGCGCTATCCACAATGAAGGATCCAATGGCGACATTAGCGGGGATGGTGACCCCGGTGATGCTGAAGGAAGCGTTCGTGAACGTGCCGGTGAGTGTCCCGCCGATGGGTGTGCCAATCGTGTACTGATACTGCCCCGGCGTGAAGTTCAGCAGGTTTTCCACGCTGGCATAGATCATCAGGTGGTCAATCGACCACAGTTCCAACATGTCGTTTAAGACTTGCTGGGCATCGGCACTGTCCTGAGCATTGGGGGTTTCACCCGCTGCCAGGGCATTGATCTTCCTCAGCGCGCCAGTGATCAGATCCAGCGCGGTGGTACTGGCGTATGCCACACGCTACACCAATGCGGTGGGTAGTGCGGAAGACCCTAAGTTGGCATTCGTCGCACGCACCACTTCCAGCAGGATCGCCACCGTTGCGGTGGCAATACCCGTGCTATCGGTACCCCACAGGATGGTGATGGTGTTGGCCGAAGACACATACATGTTGTCGATGGCGATGTGCGCTGGCGGTGCTTGCATCGACCAACTGACAAAGTCCAGTGGCAAGAGTCCTGGGACCGTGACGGTGTTGGTTGAACTGGCGTTGCCCGCCAGCGTCGGGAAGGTGACCGATGGCAAGTACAGCACCATATCCAGCTTTTCATTGCCATAGGCAATATCGGATGCACCGGGCATAGACATTCACTCCTAAAAAAAGGCGGGACTCACAATCCAGCCAGTGAGGGTTACTAGTTGAGCGTAATCGTGGCAGGCAAGCTGCTAAGCGTGCCCGGTGTCGTGGATGCCGACAGACTGAAGCGTGCCACGGTGACCAGATAGGTGCCTGATACCGGTGTCACGCCTGCGGCCGTGGGATTGACGAAGGTGATGTAGAACTTGTCATTCACCGCCGTATCCACCCGGAAGTTGGCAATCGCCACACCCGCCACCAGGGACGGGGAATTGATCGCCAGGATCACATCGCCGGCCAAAATGCCGGTCGCGGCTGTGACCTGTGAGACACCGTTCAGGCCGAAGGACTGTTCGGCCGTGGTGATCGTCGCCACGATCAGCGGTGTGAGGGACACCGCAATCGTCTGAACGAAGATTTCGGCAGAACGTGGGCTCTGCGTGTTGACGGTGACAATGGTTGCTGGGCCAGGATTCGCCATGTTGCATTACTCCTTGGGTTCAGCCTGCGATCCGGACGCCGAGTTCCGGATACAGACCCGCCCACCCATACAACACGTCGAAACGTGTGGGCAGCGCATCGTTGTTGATCGTGTACTGACGAACGACCCGGAAGTTGATTCCGGCTTCCTCATCCACGGCCCTTGCCGCCATGTCCACCCCACCGGGCAGATCCAGGTCAGCGAACGCGAGCGCCAGGCAGTCCCGGTGCATGAACACCGACTGCGGGCTAACGAGTCCTGCCACCGGGAAGCTCGTTGGCGTCGATCCCCAGACCTGGATCGCCGCAGAGCTTGAGGGCTGCGCGGTGATGTTCTGGAATTGTCCGCCGTAGACCCCGACGTTCTTCACGTAGATCGAAAGCGCACCACCGGCCGTGGACGAATATACGCCCGTTGCCGTGTTGTAGGTGCCGCTGGTCTGTGCGCCCACTGGGGGGATCACGACGAACTGACGCAGCCGGTTGGAGCCGTAGGCACCACGATTCTGCGGGTTCGCACTGAATACGCCCGTGACCGTGATGATGTCCCCGACCGTCACGCGAGGATTCGCTGAGGCCGTCCAACCGGACGTTTCCATGTACCCTGCCGCAGCCCAGCCCGCACTCAGCCACGCCCCTGACGTGTTGTTGGACAGCGCCGGGGAGCCACCCCCTGCACCGACGGTGTAGGATACGACGTTCTGGTCCATGTACCAGTCCGCGCCGGCAAAGTTCTTCGCGACCAGGCCCTTCTCGACCTGTTCGGAAATCACCGCTTGCGGGTTGAACAGGCCCTTCACGGCATCCTGGGCGTAGGCCATTGAGAAGCTATCCAGGATCACGACCCGGTAACCATCGCGGGGTGCAGACTCTGCATCCAGGACAGCCCCTGCGAGTGTGAAGGATAGAAAGGAAGCCGGGGGGGTGCCCGGTACTCCAACCGCGTTGGGGATGTTCTGGTAGGCGAACACCGCCCCATCGCGGTCGATCTTGTTGGCCACCGCAGCGACGGCGGGGTTGATGATGCGTTCCTTGAACATATCGACCGACGTGGCCAGATCCGCTGTGGTGAACTGCACGTCCACATGGAACTGGGTGGTGAGGGTCACCGGGATATACGTTTCGTTGGTGTCCTCAATGTTCAACGCCGGGCCTGTGGTACCCACATAGCGTGGGGGCTTTCGCACGTTCACCGTGTAACCGATCTTCGCCCCTGACAGCGCGAACTGATCGGCATACTGCCGGTTGACGTGATCAGCGAAGCACAGATCATTCTCAAGGACCATCAGGCCCTCATTGGTGATCTGGCTGATCGTCAGCAGGTTGTTAGCCATTCAAATGCTCCTTCGGAGCGCCCTTCAGTGTCGCTTGCGTCGGATTTCTTGGAGCCGCTGCGTGCGGTAGTCCTTGAAATCCATCGGCTTGCTCAGATCGGTTGTGACGATCCCAGCATCAGCCTTGACGCTCGCCAACGGCTCAGGGGCGCGGGTGGTTTCAACAGTAGTGGTGGTTTTCGCATCGGGCTTCGGATCTTCCTTGCCCTTGGCGAAGCGCATTTCGAGCTTGCCGATTTCAGCGACGGCCCGAACCTGTGACAGCTCCTCAAGGCGCTTCAATTCGTCCGGGTTCTTGGCCAGGTAGTAGGCAACGTGGACGCCATATTCGCCTTCGCGAAGGGCGGCCTGGATGTACGGGGGCGGGGCGAGCTTGCCGGCATTGGCAGCGGCGATGACTTCCCTGAAGTCACCCCCGATGTCCTTTTCTGCCTGAGCGTACCGACGCGTCAGTTCTTCCTGCGCTCGTTCGAACGCGGCCTGTGCCCGTGCGGCACCTTCTGCTTCGGCCCTGATCTGATCGCGCTGCTTCGCCTCATACGCATCCATCGCCACGTCAAATTCCTCTGGCGTCTTGAAATCCGCCAGCCGTGGCCGCTTCAGTTCCTCTACCTTGATCGCTTCAACCGTTCCAGCATCCTTGCCGGCCTTCAACTGCCGTTCCGCTTCGATCCGAAGGTTGTATTCAGCTTCGAACGCTTCTTCCAATTCCTTCTTTTCGAACGTGAACCGGTCGATGACCTTCTGCAATGCTGGATCTGTGCCCGCTTTGGCCTTCTCAACGTTGGCCTGAGATTGCGCGGTTGTCTCACCTTCAGTCGGCTTCGGTGCCTTCGATGTCGTTTCCTCACCAGCCGTGAGCGTCACGCCATCCTTGGTGTCCTTCTTGGCATCATCGGCCTTGACCGCCGCGACCTTTGCCGTTGCCTCAGCCATCTGGGCATCCGTCTGGATCTTGCCGGTCTTGACCTGTCGTGCTGCCACGAACTCCCCCACGTTTGCATTCGTTACCGTCTGAATTGCCATCACTTCACTCCTACTGTCCTGCGGTAAGGGGACCGCATACCCGCTTCACTCCTTGCTTTCGGCCGCTTCATCTGCGTGCTTCAGCAATTCCTTTGCGGCGGCGCGTTCATGCGTCGCTTCCAAATTCGTGTTCAAGAGCGTGGCCCCGGCCTTGATTTCAGCGACGTCGTGGGCGGTGATCGCCTTGATCGTCGTGTCATGCACGGCCGTTTCCGCCCTGATCTGGGTGTCATGGACCTGCGCGCCGACCTTGATGTGGGTGCGCTCTGTCTCACCCGTCTGACGGATGTGTTCAAGCTGGTGCTTGGAGTGCAGTTCCATTTCGAGCGCCAGGCGAGCCTGGTTGGCGTTCTTCAGTTGCGCCTGAAGGCTCTGGATCATCATCTGGGCTTTGGGTGGAATATCGCTCTGCTTGTCGATCTGCGCCCCTGGGATGTTCGCTGCGATCCGATCCGCAATCGTGTCGGCATCTGGGAAGTTCATGCTGCGGACCACGACATCACCGGCTCCCTGGGCCACCATTTCGCCCAGCGGAGTGCCCAGCAGTTCCAGCATGGCTTCCGACCCTTCTTCCCGTGCGGTCTGATAACCAGGCCCGGTGTCCATCACGACGTCATAGCGGCCCACGGTCATGTCGTTCTTGACCTTCAGTACCGCGTTGGTCAGTGGATCACGGACCTTTTCATTGATCGTTGTGGTGTCCGGCGTTCCATCCGGCGCGATAATCCGCTGCATTCGCTGCGTGTCATAGAAGTGCGGCACCAGGTCCAGGATGATCGTGCCCGTATGCCGCATGGAGCGCGTCTGGTTGTCATAGAAGTCGAAGTGCGAAATATCCGACAACCCCTGCCGGCGTCGAAGGGCAATTCCGGACACCACTTCGCCCTTGCTGTCCTGCCCTGGATCGTTGGGCATCCCGGCAATCGCCAGGAAGTTGTTCTTCGATGACTCCGACCACTCGGTAAAACCTGAGGCCGGTTCCGGGGGCATCTGCCGCGCTGGGGGCGGAAGGACTGCCCCATCCGGTCCTTGCATGGGCTTGTATGCCAAGGCCACGGTAGGCTTGCGGTTGGCATCACGCCATTCCGCCTCATGCCCTTCCATCTGCCCTTCAGCCATCAGCCAGGGGGCTTTGGGTTGCAGACCGTAGGTTTCAGTCTTGGCTGTCTCAGCGAAGTTGAACATGCGCGCCGGGTCACGTAGATCCCGGACCATGCCCTTGCGGTGGATCTTCCCGTTCACATCCACTTCGCGCCCGTAGCAGGGGATCACCGGGATCCACTTGCCCGGCCAATCCCGCTGGTCCAGGATCTTCGTGGCGCTGATCAGATGCCATTCGATCTTGCGCTGGTACATCGGGCGCTTCTTGATCGCCTGGATGGGGGAATCCTTCGGGGGCATCTGCATGGCTTTGCTGCCATCGCTCAGCAGGTACAGCGTCCCCATCTTGCGAACGACGCGCCAGTATTCCGCGATCCGGATCTGTTCCCTGTTCGACCAGTCCGCGATCTGATCCCCAGCCCCTACGAACTGCCAGCCGTTGGGATCCAATTCCCCGTACTGATCCCGATACTCGGTGCGCGGGATCATCTTCGATACCAGGCACCAGTTCATGTCCGACCCATCGGGCATTTCAGCGGCGGGGTCCATGTAGACCGTGAACGGGTTCCGCACCCGCTCAATAGTCAGGTCTTGCTCGAAACTGTCGTCTTCAACGTACTTGGAGCGAACCTGCCAGTATCCCCATCCGCCACGGACAGCGGATTCGACTGCGGTGTCATACGCGAGGTCGGCAGAGGATGCCGCTTCGATATGGCGGATCAGCCCATCCACGACCTTGGCAGTTTGGACGTCTGCGCCCGATCCAACGGGATGGCACTTGATTCGGGGCCGGTTCTCACGGAGCGCATTGGTGACCCGACGCACCATGCTGTCGGTCAGGTTGATCGTCAGACACGGCCGGCCGTCGGCTTCACGGCCACGGAAGATGTCCGCATTCCACTGGTTCCCGTTGACGAACTCCAAGTCCGTCAGGGCTTCAGTGCGATTGCCGCTTTCGGCGTCAGAGGCGAGCTTTAGTCGGTCACGCGCTTCCAGCAGGATGTCATTATCGGTGGTGGCCAGCTTGTCAAGCGGTTCGGCCATCAGCTACCGGGTGTGATTTCCACCAGCATCTGGTCCCACTGGCAGAAATCTGTGGCCGTGGTGACTAATTGCAAGAAGCACAGGATATTCACGATCTGCGTGGTGTCATTGCCACCGATAGGTTCCAGAGGCGCAGCAGCGGTGGCAGCAAAGCCTGTGCTGCCATAGGTCACCTGGGCATTAGTCACCCCACGATTGGTGATGTCATGCAGCACCGGCTGCGTCTGGTTGGCGGTGTTCGAAGCCGCCGCAATGCCCGTGGAGCCGAAGTTGTACTGCCCCACCTTGGTATTGCCACTGTTGTTGTTGCTGAATAGCGATGTGACCCGCACCCGACCACTTGGCCCCATCGCATTGGCCGGGATCGGAATGGTCATCACCGTGACGTTCGATCCGGTGGTCTGCGCCACCGCACCTGCCCCTGTACAAACGAAGGGCGTGGGCACGGCTGGAATGGTAGGGACGCCCGACAACAGGATGTTGTCATAGACCACATAGACCGTGGTGTTCGACCCTTGCGCGAAGTAGACCCCAGCCGTGCTGCCCGAGAAGATCGCACTGGCCGGCAGGTAGAAGTAGCAGTTGGCGTAGATCACCCGCGTGGGCGGGGAGAAGGCCACCGTATTGCCGGTGCCTGGAATGGTGCCGGTGAGCCAGATCGTGTTGTTGGCGAACGGTCCCACACCAGAGAGTGCGACACCTGTGAGCGTGACCGTGGCGACCGTGGTGCTGGATTGCGCGGTGATCGTGGCGTACTTGTAGATCCCCTGATCCAGAATGGTCAGCACCCGACCCACATCCGCAGCCGTGCCCAAGAGCGTGGCTGCCGACATCGTCATGGTCACACCAGCACCGCTGGTGGCGCTGAATGTCGCTGTGGCTGCCGCTGAGGGGGCCTGGCCGATCACCATCACGCCATTGTTGGCGAAGAACATGGAGCCGGGAAGGATGACCGGAAGCCCGGTTTGGGCAATCACGTAGGTGCTTTGCAGCGCCTGGGCAAGTGAGGGGACCGCTTGCGTGGACTGGGTGTTGGTCGTTTGAACGACCACCGGCCCTGGGTTGACTGCTGGCATTATCCCATCCATCCCTGTGGTTGTGGTGCGTGCGTCGGCACGTATGGCTGGCGCGGAGCGGCTTTGATTGCCGCCAGGCGCTTCATCATCACGGCATAGCGTGTGGCGCTCATCAGATCCTCAGCTTCCTTCACGATCTGGCCGTCCTTGCGGTGATACAGGCTAAATTCCTCAAACCATTCCCGAAGGTGCGCGAACACCTTGAACCGGCCGGTCTGCATCCGATCCAGCATTTCCATGATCCCGGCTTCCACACCCCAGGTGCCGTCTTCGTACTGGGAGTGGATGGCGAGCATTCGCAGTCCTTCCTTCCGGTACTGCGCGGCCAGTTGCAGGCCCGATCCCTTGTCGTGCTGCAAGCCATCATGCGGCCAGGCCCAGGGGTACTCACCCCAAGGACGCACGGCAGGAGCGAACATGGCTGGGGTCTGCTGACGCTGCCGGTAGGCGCAGGTCACATACAGGACGTCGCTGTCTCGGTCCCACACCAACTGCACGCCGGCAGAGGGGTGGTCATACCCGAAATCTATTCCGTTGATCCGGGGCCAGTGACGGGGGATTTCAATGGATGCACAAGCGATCTGCCCTTCATCGACCGGAAAGACACGACCACTGCCGAGTTGTGGGATCCCCTGAGTTCTAGCCTTACGTTCGAACTCCGGGTAGCTGGCAATGATCTTGGCTTTCTGTTCAGGTGAATAATGTCCCGCATCGTCAATGGTCATCTGCGTGATGTGAGTTCCAGGGGCGTGGTCGATGTAGAAGCGGCGCACCACATTGCTGATGCCCAGCAAGGGCGTGAAGGTGATGTAGGCGATCCCACCTGTCGCGTTGGTGCGCGTCAGTCCTTCGATGTAGATGTCTTCGGGCGGTTCTTCATCGAACCACACCCCATCTAGGGTTTCACCTTGCCACCGTTCTCGCCCTTGATCGTAGGTCTTGAAGGTGCAGGTGCTGATGGTTCCGTCTGAATGTCGAACGCGGATTGTGTCGATGGCGTCTGCCACACCCCGCCCGGCAGAAGTGCTGACAATGGCGTCTTTAGGAATCGACCCTGTTCCCCACGCACCCGGCCGCCCGACGAGGATACGCTGAGGGTTGTCACGGGTGTCCGTTCCCGACTTCCCAGATGCCCAGAAATTCGTCGCCCGCTCAAAGCGCCTCCCCGGCCACCAGGGCGGGTATCGACCCGTCAGGTGCATCGCTGTCTCGTTCCCAGCCGCCAGGGTCTTCCCCACCTGGTTCGCTGCCATCAGCAGCCGTTCCCGGAATGTCAGGCCCGCTTCGTGGAAGACCAGTTGCTTCGGATACGGCTGGTATCTCAATAGCTGCTTCTCCGATGAGCGCGTTGCTATTTCTTGCTCGATCTTCCGCAATACCAATCTGGGATCGAAGCTGGTCTGCGATGGCGATGAGTTCGTCGTCACTGAGTCCATCAAGCGGGCGGGTGACCTCAATCTGTTTGGGCATCAACGCGGCGATCACCCCCAGATATTTGTCGGGGCGCTTGGCGCGACAGGCTTCAATGGCCTTGCGGCCTTCCTTCGCGAAATCATCGGCCAGGGCGTTGAGGAAGTGCGCGGTCAAGCGCGTTCGGGCGGCCACAGGCCGTCCACCGGGATTGCCACTGACCCCTTTAGCCAGCGGGATCAGGTTCTGCGGGTTGCCGTTCGGGTTGGCCATTCACTGATGCTGAATCATTCTGCATCGCAGCAAGATGCACTCCGCAAATATCCTTTTCGCTGACCAGCAGGCACCGCTCACCATTGACATAAAGTTCCGGGAAGGTGTACCCACCGAAATCCATCCCACCGAGTTCCACGATGTCGCCCACTTTCACTTCAGTCTTCCTAAACGCTTTGCTGGACCAGGACTTGGTGCGAGTTGTGTTGTAACAATTGGGGTATTCCCCAGGACCAGCGGCAAGCACTTGCCCTCTGAGCGTCTTACCGTGCCAGGTGGCTTCGATCATAGTGGACAGCTTCAGATCCAATGGTTTGATCAACAGCCGATCACCCAGCGGCCTGAGTGTGCCAGTGACCATGTCCAGGCTGCGAGGATGAAGCTCTATGCCCGATTGCTGCATCAGTGAAAACTCTCAGTGGCCAACACGTAACGTCGTTCGTTCAATCCACGCACCGCTTCCTCAATGAAAGTCCGCTGGAAGTGATAGTCACGGGTGCGGGGAGCGCCAAGGCGAGTCCACTTCACCAGTTGAAAGTGCGAATTGACGGTGCCATAAAAGTTCAGGAAGGCATCGCCTTTCCCCAGCCAACCCCCTGGTGGGGGCAGCATAATGAGCTTCGAAGGCTGCCACAATTCTTCTTCCCGGAGCAGCGCAATACCACCCGTACTGATCGCGGCGATGGCACCAGTCAGCTTCAGGAACTGACGTCTGTTCATACCCCTATCCTCTGCGCTTCTTCTTCCGTTGCCGTAGTTTCGAATAAGCTACCGCAAGTCGTTGTTTCTGCTTTGGGAACGAACCTTGCGCTTCGGAGCTTCCCATAAACCGACCGATGAACGCCTGCGCCGCTTCATTGCGACGCGGATTGGGCATCAGTGTACTCGACGGCGCTGCGGTCCAGGATTCGCGGCACCCGATTGTACTGGGGGCTTGCGTGGCTCTGTGAGCTTGCCACTACGCAGTTCCGTTCCATCATCCATCATTCGCACCCGGCGCACCTGATCAGCGGAGCGCGGCTCAATGGGTTCGACATCGAACTTGTTCTGCGGGTTGTGGGCGTGGAAGTCATGCGCTCGCTCTGAGCCGTGGCCTTTGCGAACATCCATCAGCTTCCCATCGTGTTTCAGTGCCATGTCAGATCCCCATTTTCCAAGGCATTGGTATCGGCAAGCCAGGATTGGACTGCGGCTGAAGCTGCATCCCGGCAGAAGTCGGACCGCCCATCACTGGCATCCCAGGGCGCTGCGTGAGCAACGTAGGTTGACCCAGCGGGCCAGCACCGCTCATGGGCATCCGCGCCTGCCTGGGGTCACGCGGTTCCTCCCCACGCATCGAAAAGCCTTGGTTGAACATTATGACTCCTTCTTAGCCATCAGCCTGGCTCATCGTTCCCTTTCTCATCGCCCGGCCGACTCACCTTGCCCGCTTTGCGGCCCGGTGGCTCATCAGCGGCTTCCGCTCCTGGGGATGAAGCGTCCTTGATGCTGCCCTTGTTGGTGAAGTCGCGGAAGTGATGGCCCATTTCACCACCACCGTCTGCCACGATCCGCACGTCCTTGCCGTTGCGCGAACCGTATTCCATCTTGCCCCAGCCCTGCATGGTCTTCGCCACCGTGTTGGGCTGACCGTCCGTGGTCGATGTGGCGGGGGGCTTCTTGGGCGGTGAAGGTCGGCGGGAAGGATGCACTTCAACAGCCATACGCTACTCCAATTGTGAAAAAGGCCCGCGATGTGCGAGCCTTCAGATGCTTCGGGGTGGGAAGAACCACTGTGCGCTGATTTATATGAAATCTGCGCGCAAATAGCAAGACTTCGATCACAAGTTCGCGGCAATGTAGGATTCCGCTCGCTCCCTCATGCGCCGAAATCGGTGCCGATCCATTTCCAAACGCACCGCTTTATCCCTCATCGAACCATCCTGCGCGTAGATCACGATCAACACGCGCTTCTGTTCCAGTGGTGCAGCGCAGACCAAGTGATCAACTTCCGCAATGTCAGGGGGCATCGATGTGTTGAATCCCCCGGCCCGACCACCAGGGATGTTCCACAGCGGCGATGCTCTGGGAAGCGATGGGAGTCCGCCTCTGGCCCAACGGCCCCACTGGGCCAGGCGTAGCTTGACCCAATCGCGAATCATCGCGCTGGCAGCCCGGCGACGTAGTCAAGGACATCCTGTTCGCTGCGCCACACCTTGACTGGGCGTTGCCCCAGATCATCCGGCCGACGATGTAAATTGATGAAGGCAATCGCTTCATCGATGGTTCTGATGATATTGATGGGCGCAGTACGGGCTTCCAGCGCCTTCTGGTTCTTGTTCAGCCCACGCCGACCATACGTAGTACGCGGGTTCTTAATTTCCCAAGGGTGGTATTGCCCACCGCAGTAGACCAGTAAATCGGGGATCCCACGGCCAACGTCGGACAGATCCCAGTAACCGACCTTCATTTGATCCAAGCAGGTGCAGATCGCTTGGTGATTGGCGTCCTTTTTCGCGCCATAGCGCATTTTTGCCTGCCTTGCCGCCAAACCGGCCCTGATTGCACCGCCCGATGCGATGTGGCAGGCATAACTACAGTATCGCCTGCGTTCATTCGGCGGCACCTGTACCAATTTCCCGCAATGAGCGCAGTTGAAATCACCGAACTTGCGTCGCCAAGGCTTAGCCCGAGCGCGGGTACTTTCTGCTTGATGATCGGGACAATACTTACGCTGCTTCAGCGTTTCAGCCCCACAGACAATGCAGTGGGATTTCAGTCTGGGCATAGGCCAACCCCTTTCCCAGTCGCAGGCAGGGCTGCGGGTACTCGGGTGCCCTCCGGGGGTTTGCCCGGTCCATCCCAGCGCAGGATGATTCCATTCTGGACCTGGTCGCAGGGGGGCGCGTTGCCAGGCTTAGCCGTTTCTTGCGGGTCAGGCCGGCTTCGGCCCACGAACTTTCGCGCCACAGGCGGGTGACTCCGGACGATAGAGGAAGATCGTGGACTTTCGGCGCTGTTCGGCTATGATCGCACCAGCCGAACAGGTTCATCCCACAATCCTTCCCTTAGTCCGGCGAGGGGCTGCTAACCCCGCCACCGACGCCCCTTCACCGGGGCGTCCGTGTTTTACCCCATCTGTGAGTCCGATCACAACACTTATGTCGTGTGAATTTGACCTGAATGACCCCCTTTAATTAGACTTAGTCTAAGGTTCCCCGCGCAGGAGCTTGATTCCGATGGGGTGGGACGGGTTAGGCCACCTAAGTCCCACCCCATCATTCAATGGGCTCAGGGAACTGGATTCGAACCAGTATTCACAGGTTCAAAGCCTGCTGTCCTACCGCTTCCAGTCCCGCAATTGCTCCAAGCGCCTTGGGGGCACCGGATCCCGGCCGCAGTGCCACAGCCTCACGGTGACCGGATGGACATCCAGCATCCGCGCCACTTCGGCGCAGTTCCAGCCCTTTTCTCGTAGCAATCTTCGCAGTGCTGCATGGCGTTCCCGTCTTGTCATGGCTGCCCCTTGCATTCCCTATTGGTGTAATGTAGTCTGTAGCTGTCTGAAATGCAAGGGCTGAGCAAATGGGCCAGGAAGATGAGGGTTTGCCCGATGGGTTGGATGACAACCTGGAACACCGCCGTTGGGTAGAGGAAAATGCCGAATGGCTCCGCACCGTTGAACGCCATTGCCGGCTTACTGCTGAACTTCGTCAACTGATTAAGGAACAGGCGGATCGAGACGCCACATTTCATCGCCACATGGAAGCACTCAATGGCAACCCACACCGTCACCCACGCTGATCGATCACAGCGCGGGACGCCCCGCGTGTATTTCGACAACAAGCACCACTGGCAAGATGCCTATTGCTTGAAGGATTGCGATCAACCGCCCTTGGGTTCGGTGATCGAAGTGAAAACCCATAGTTGGCGACCACCTGATGGGAAGAATGAAATCTGGTTCCTGGATGACTGGCGCTTGGCTGAGAAGCAGCCTGAACCTGCCGCCATTGCAGCGACCCAGAAGGCTTCTGCCAAGGAAGCCCTCACCCGCGAACAAACCGTTCAGGACGATATGGTGTTGCGCTTCGTCAGCAATCTGGTGGGACATGCCATTGAGTGCGGGAAGGTCGATTCCCCTGCACGTATCCAGGAATGGGCGGGTGCGGCACTGAGCGCGGCGCAAACGGTTTTGGCGAGGGGTGAGGAAGAAAGGATCCCGTTTTAACAAAGGAAGGAGTGAGGGCGTGAAATCACATATTGATTGGAATGAACTGTTCCCCAGGTTCAAGAAGGAACTGAAGGACACGCTGTTGCTGGAAGCCGTGACGTTGCTCAGCACCAGCCGGCAGCGTAACGGTCACGACAAGCCCGAAGAAGCGGTCGTCGTAAAGAGAGGCCGCAGGCGCTTGAAGCGTGGGCAGAAGTCCTACGCCCAGCGTCTTCGCCACTGGGGCAAGGATGGCAATGGCGGGAAGTTGTCCAAGGCTGGGCGTCGATACAAGATCGTGCGCGACAGCCCGATGGCCCCGAAGCGGTCTTCATCGAAGATCGGCAAGATCTGGGCGGTGCTGACCAAGCACAACCAGGATTCGGTGGGGTATGAATCCCTCATCGACATGGCCGAACAGATGGAGCTTGAGCCGCACGCCACGGTGGCGAACCTGTGGTCCCACTACTGCCTGGAAGTCATCCCGTAGTGATTTCCGATGAGCGGTGCGAGAAGGCGCTGCGCTACTTGGCCACATCGGACGAACAGGCCGCCGAACTGAAGGCGGATGTGGATCGAAGTGAGTTCAAGGCCAAGAGCTTGAAGGGTGCCGGCTTCCTACACCTTGAGGGGACCGTGGCGGATCGGGATGCGGGCAGCTTGCAACTGCCTGAGGTCCAAGCGGCTTATGAAGACCACTTCAAGGCGATCCGTGCCTATAGCGCCATTGCCAACAAGCGGGCGCTAGAAGTGCTGGTGGTCGAAGTGTGGCGCTCCGTCGGGGCCAATCGCAGGGTGGGCAACGTATGACCATGTCCGGCGCATCGCTCTTGGCAGGGATCATCCTATTCGCCTTCGGCCATTGGATGGCCGCTTTGGTCTGTCTGGCGCTGATTCTCATCGATATGAAGGTGAACCGATGAAGCACAGCACCGGGGCACCCACCAAGGATGAGAAGCGCCGCCTGGACCAACTGGCGGCCCTGGGGTGCGTGGCCTGCCGGGTCAGCTACCGCGTCGGTTGTGGGCCTCTGGAAATCCACCATCTGCTGCGGGGCAATAAGCGCCGTGGGCATATGTTCACTATCCCCCTGGGGCGCTGGCACCACCGGGGGGAACCCCTGGAAGGGCGTACCAAGACCTACATGCGCGCCCTCTATGGCCCATCCCTTGCCCTGCACGGCAAGGCATTCAGGTTGACATATGGCAGTGACACCGAACTTCTGAGCCTCACCAATACGATGCTGCTGTAGATAGTTGTTGACATGGTGTAGTGTTGTGTGTAGTGTATCACTCAAGCGGTGGGAGTTCCCCGCAGGAGTAGACAGATGAACAAGACAGCGAAAGATGATCGGATCACCGAATTGCTGGCTGATCGCGAGCGCATTGGTACCAAGGCTCTTTATTGGCAGGAGCGTGCGGAAATCTACCGCACCACGACAAGCGAAGCACTGCACGTCATCTGCCGCTTGCTGATGTCCGCCAGCTTCAACAGGTTCGGCAAGCCGGAATGGAATGATCCGCTCGCCCGTGAAGACCTGCGCTTGCTCGCGGTGCGCTACAACGTGGGTCCGTCTGACACCATCATTGAGCAAGCCGGCAAGGTTGCGAGCGCAGCGCTCGCGAAGGCGGTTGTATGAGCGCCTTCACGACGACACGGGTGGTAACGGTGCGGATGCGACGTGGCCCCGGTTCTGTCAAGGGCGTGATCGAAATCACCATTGATCTGGACAGCGTGGCACGCCAACTGGCCGACCGTGCTTTCGAAAGTAAGGGGCGGAAATCCCGTTATATGAACGGGGCGATTGTTGGCAAGGCGCACAGCGTTGAGGTACAGCCATGAGAATGCTAACCGAAGCGGAAGCGGTCAAGCTCTGGTGCCCGTGGCTATCGGCTCGCGGAAGCACTGCTGAACCTTATGCCCACTGCATCGGGGCAGAGTGCATGATGTGGCAGTGGCTCCATCAACCGAACTTCAAAACCTACATCCCGGACACTTGGACGGCGGTCGATGGCGTGTCCCCGGAGCCGCCGCGACCTGAGCATGTGCCGGCCACCTGGACGTGGCAACAACCCAGCGATGGGGATCCGCCCTGCTGGATGGAGTCTCAGGCCGAGAATGACGCACGCCGCAAGGGTTACTGCGGGCTGGCAGCGCCACCATGAGCGCGTGGGAACCGTTGCCAGAACTGCATCTGGTCAATAGCAAGGTGATCCTCTACGGGACGTTCAAGATCCTTGAGGAACGGGGGAATCGTTTCTGGAAGATTCTGGAAATCGAAGGTCCGGTTGGCGAATACTCTGACCACGACCTGCTGATGTGGGCCGGTGGCAGTGAGTATCACGGCAGCCGGGTGGAACGTTTTGGCCCCACACATGCGGTGATCTATGCCTACGAAGATTGAACAGTTATTGTTCGCGCTGGAACAATTGATCGAACAGATCGATTCTCTGGAAGGGGTGGAGTTCACGCGGGACACGGAAAAGTACAAGGCCGAAGCGTGCTGGGACTACGCGGTCACACGGGCCAAGCACGCCGCCAGGGAAGCGCGGCGCGTCATCACCAGTGAGGTTGCCAATGACTGAGGAACGAAAAAGCCCCGAACAATTGAAGTTCGAAGCGGGCATGGAACGGCGCATCGGACTGTTGACGGCCAGCATTCTGATTGATGTGTCTGATATGCCCCGCGACCGCGATGAACTGAACGATCTGGTGGCGAACGGGATTCGTGCCGGCATCGGGATCGGCCTGGCGCTGGGCGGCCTGATGCGCGAACACGATGGCCCTGAAGTGGCTAACAAGCTGGCCATATGACCGAGTGGGTCGTGCGCTACTTCTGGTGGATTGTGATCGGTGGGATCGTGCTGGCGAATGCCATCCATTGGCTTTGCACCAGGTTCCGGATGCCGACCCGGCGCAACGTGATTTTGGAGAAACCATATCGGGACACGCGGGATTCCTTGGACGCATTCAAAAAAATGTTTCCCAGGGCTTGACAAGTGTGGCCAATGGTCGTAGCTTCCCGCGCAAGGTGTGGTGTAGATCGCGGTTACTTCACTGTTAATGAAAACACCGCAATCGTTTGTTCCCACCTACAGTTTGCGTGGCGTAGAAAACGGTTACTTCAGCCTTGTACGCTGACGATCCCAGTTCGACCCTGGGCATCGCTCGAAAGGGCGGTGGGTGTGGACCTAGTCTGTCACCGTCTTCGTCTGTTCCCGCTCTGGTTTTGAAGGTTTGGGTGGCGCAGGTTACGGATACTTCGGTTAGTAATCCCTTCGGGGATTAGTGGGTTCAAATCCCTCACCGTGACTGACTGTTCCCCCTTTGAGTTTGAGTGGCGTAAGTCTTAGATACTTCGGCATGGAGCAGTGTGGTAGCTCGTCGGGTTCATACCCCGAAGGTCGGGGGTTCAAATCCCTCTGCCGGCTTTTCTGCTAAGACTGATTGTTCCCTCAAGAGGGTTTGACCATGAAAACGAACATCAAGATCAAGAACTACACGGTCACCCATGAGGGTGCGCCGGCCATTCCTTCCACCCCCATCCGTGAACTGCGCCGGGCGGTACTCGCCTGCATGTTGTGGGAAGGCCAATTCTATGAGTCAGGCGAAGATATTGCGGCCCGTATGGCTGCGCTTGTGTCCAAAGTGCTACCGGAACAAGTGGCGGCTCTGGCCATCGAAGCTCGCACCAAATTCAAACTTCGGCACGCCCCTTTACTGCTTGTGCGCGAACTGGCGCGTCATGCCAAGGGAAACATCGTCGGTCGTACCCTTTCGGAAGTCATCCAGCGGGCCGATGAGCTTGCCGAGTTCGTCAGCATCTACTGGAAGGACAAGAAGCAGCCCTTAAGCAAGCAGGTGAAGCTGGGCCTGGCCCACGCCTTCACCAAGTTCGACGCCTACCAGTTGGGCAAGTACCGTGGCGATGACAAGGCGGTCAAGCTCCGGGACGTGCTGTTCATGTGCCACGCGAAGCCCAAGGATGAGGCCCAGGCGGCGCTGTGGAAGCAGTTGGTGGACGGTACGCTTCCCGTCCCGGACACCTGGGAAGTCGCCTTGAGCGGTGGAGCGGACAAGAAGGAAGCCTTCGAACGCCTGATCCGGGAAGGCAAGCTGGGTTACCTGGCGTTGCTGCGGAACTTGCGGAACATGGAGCAAGCCAATGTGGACGAAGTGCTGGTCCGCAGTGCATTGTCGGCCGGCGCGCAAGGCTCTAAGGCTCTGCCCTTCCGGTTTATTGCTGCCGCCCGCGCGGCACCCCGGTACGAACCGCAACTGGATGCTGCCATGCAGGTTGCCGTGGCGGGCTTGCCAAAGCTCCCCGGAAAGACGGTCGTGCTGGTGGACGTGAGCGGGTCGATGGATGCCCAACTGTCCGGCAAGAGCGAACTGAAGCGCATGGACGCGGCTTGTGGACTGGCGATCATGGCCCGCGAACTGTGCCAGGACTGCCGGGTGTTCGCCTTCAGCACCGTTATTGCCGAAATCCCTGCCCGGCACGGCATGGCGCTGGCCGATGCCATCCAGAAGTCGATGCCCCACGGTGGGACGGACCTGGGTGGTGCGGTGGGCTGGATCAATCTGCACACGCAGTATGACCGGCTGATCGTCATCACCGATGAACAGAGCATGTCCCCGGTGGGATCGCCCACCGGCAAGGGATACATGGTGAATGTCGCCAGCTACAAGAACGGGGTCGGGTATGGCCCGTGGACGCGCTTGGACGGGTTTAGCGAAGCCCTGTTGGCGTACATCCAGGAGACTGAGGTTGCCGTCACGGACTGACCTCAAGGCTTGGATGAAGGGAAAGGGTATGGGGCCGCGTGCGGCGGCCCTGTACTTCAGCGTCAACGTCCGCACCGTGCAGCGGTGGCTCAGAGGGGATCGGAAGGTGCCAGGGTGGTTGACGGTGTACATCAAGGGGCCACACCTACGATGAGCGGGTATGGCCGAGTGGTCAGGCATCTGGCTTCCAACCAGAACAAGCGGGTTCGATTCCCGTTGCCCGCTCCATGATGCGCTGGACCCTCTTTGCCCTCTACGCCACCGCCACCGTGATGCTGGTGTTGATGGTGGTGGATGATTTCTTCATGGGGCCGGGCAAGCCCAAACAGCTTTTCATTCGATTGGCACTTTGCTTCCTGTGGCCCGTGGTGGCCTTAAGTAACAGGGGTCGGGATCTATTATTCAAACAATGGAGAGGGTTATGAACGGTTCACAGATTGCGAAGATCGTGGTGGGGGCAGTCGTTGCGCTGTTCCTGCTGATCACAGGATGCGAGGGGATGCAGACGGTGAAGACCGGGTATCGTGGGATCAAGGTCACCTTCGGGCACGTCGATCCTCTGCCGCTGAGTGAAGGGCTGTATTTCATCAACCCGTTCACGACCCACATGGCGCAACTGAATATCCAGACGGTGAAATGGGATGCCAACAGTGAGGCGTACACCAAGGACGTGCAGAAATCGACCATCCACTTCGCTATCAATTACAGTCTGGACCCCGCCTATTCGGCAGAAATGTACCGCACGGTGGGAGAGGAATGGGCGAACGTGCTTATCCCACAGGTCATCAACGAAGAAGTGAAGCGCCAGATCGGTCAGGTGGAAGCAGTTGGCCTCATAGCACAGCGCGACACTATTGCGCGTGAGATTGAACGGCTGGTCACCCAGAACCTGGCGGCCAAGCACATCCTGGTATCGGGCTTCCGCTTGACGAACATCGACTACACCAAGGAGTTCGAAGACGCGGTCGAAGCCAAGGTGGTGGCGCAACAAAAGGCGATTGAGGAACAGAATCGCACGGTCCAGATCCAGCAGCAGGCGAATCAGACCGTGATCAGTGCCAAGGCCAATGCGGAGTCTATGACGATCCGCGCCAATGCGCTCAGCCAGAATCCGAAGCTGGTGGAGTGGGAAGCGGTCCAGAAGTGGAACGGGATTCTGCCCCAGTACATGCTGGGCGGGGCGACACCTTTCATCAACATGGCTTCAAAGTAAGGGGAACACTATGGGCAGCGGTACATTCAACAGCAGCAGCACCCGCGCCGCGTATGGCGCATTCACTGCTTCGACGGTCGGCAAGGCGACCCACGATATCTATACGTCGCGGGGCATGGACAAGTCCTTGGACCCCCTGGGCGTCAAGATCCGCGAGTCCCGCGACAGCGTGGACAACCCGAAGTCCACCCCCATCATCGTGGGGCTGGATGTCACGGGGAGCATGGGGATCCTGGCCGACACCATCGCCCGCACAGGGTTAGGAACGCTGTTCGAAGCGATCTATGATCGGAAGCCCATCAGCGATCCGCATGTGATGTTCATGGGCATCGGGGATGCGAACTGTGATCACGCCCCGTTGCAAGTCAGCCAGTTCGAAGCGGATAAGCGCATCATCGAACAGTTGACGAAGATCTACCTGGAACATGGTGGGGGTGGGAACAACTTCGAATCCTACAACCTGCCCTGGTACTTCGCCGCCTTTCACACGGCCCACGACAGCATCGAAAAGCGTGGCAAGCGCGGGTACCTGTTCACGGTGGGGGATGAGCAAGCCCCGGAGCCGCTGACTAAGGAGCAGATCAAGCACTTCATTGGGGACGATGTGGAAGGGAACCTATCGACCCGTGACGTGCTGGAACTGGCGCAGCGCAAATACGATGTCTTCCATGTGGTGATCAAAGAAGGCAATCATGCGCGGATCCACCTGGGCAACGTGACGCGTAGCTGGTCCGATCTGATCGGCCAGCATCTGATCCTGCTGGATGATCACACCAAGCTGGCCGAAACCATCGTGAGTGCCATCGAAGTGGCAGAGGGAAGGGACGCAGCGGCCTCTGCGGCCGGTTGGGGGGCAGCCAGCGCAGTGGTCCACGAAGCGATCAAGAGCCTGCCCAAAGGGCGGCCCAGTGGGTTGCTGGAAGGTCCGGCTGCGTGAAGGCAACGGCCGTCATTGGGGCGAACTTCGGGGATGAGGGCAAGGGCCTGATCGTCGATTACCTGTGTTCAAAGGGGGACGCAGGAATGGTGGTTCGCTTCAATGGCGGCGCTCAGGCCGGCCATACGGTGGTCACCCCTGATGGCCAGCGGCACGTTTTCCACCACTTCGGGGCCGGCTCATTCTGTGGGGTGCCGACCTACCTGTCGAAATACTTCATCTGCAACCCGCTGCTGTTCTTCGAAGAACTGGATGCCCTGCACAAGCTGGGGTTGAACCCTACGGTGTACGCCCATCCGGACTGCCTGATCACGACCTACGCCGACATGATGATCAACCAGGCCCTGGAAGATCAGCGGGGGGCGAATCGGCACGGCAGTTGTGGCGTGGGGGTCAATGAAACCGTCAAGCGCAGTGCGCTTCCGGGACTCAGCATCACGATGTCGGATCTGTGGAACCGCGCCGGGTCCATCGAACGGAAGTTGGAAGAAATCTGCGACAAGTATTCCAGATTCCGCACCGGCAAGACGGTGGATCGGCCCGAATTTCCCGAATGGTTCATCAAGGGCTGCTGGCGCTTCGCTGAAGTGGTCCATCCCTTAGGGATAGAGCAATGCCGCGACCCAGTGTTCGAAGGCGCACAGGGCCTGCTATTGGACCAGGACAACAAGCAGTTCTTCCCCCACGTCACCCGATCCAGCACCGGGATGAAGAACGTCCGGAAACTCTGTGCCGCAGCCGGCATCACGGACATCGAAACCTACTACGTCACGCGCACTTACCTGACCCGTCATGGTGCTGGGGACTTGCCCAACGAGGATCGGGGGTTGAAGTTCGAAGATGACACGAACTTGGAACACGCCTACCAGGGCACGCTTCGCTTCGCTCCAATGGACTGGGGGAATCTGCCTGGTCGATGCGCCACCGATTATGGCAGTGACGGTTACTGGCTGGCCATCACGCACGCTGATCAGAACGCTTGGCACGATGGGCTGCATCTTGGATTGGTCAGCCACGGGCCATGTCGAACGCAGGTGTCGCCAATGGCTGCGACGAAACGATTGAGGGTTGCTACAGCATAAGGAGAAGGACGATGTTCGAAAAGTTAGACAAGGGGCAGATTCGGCAAGGTGATGTGCTGCTGGTTCGCATTAACAGCGCGCCGGAAGGTGAAGCTGAGAAGCGTGATCCTGCACGCGGGACGGTACTTGCTTATGGTGAGGTCACCGGCCATGCACATCGGTTTGCTGAACCGCATGTGCAGATCATCAAGACGCCGAAGGCACGGCATCTGCGTGTGGTGAAGACTGAAGCATTGCTACGGCATGAAGAACACACCGCTCCTATGGTCGCACCTGGCGATTATGCGCTGCCCAAGCAGGTTGAATGGACCGATGCGCTGGAGCCGCGCATTGTGGCGGACTGACATGATCACTTCACTAACGAAGGCGCAGGAATCGCGGTTTCCAGAGTTTGTCCGAAAATGGACTGACATCGGGTTATGCACAAAGCCTGCTGATCGCACTCGATCAGAACGAGCGATTGCTGGGCTATATCGGTTGGCGAAACTCAAGGAGCCACGGGTGATCTGGCTTCCATGTCCGCTGTCAGCGGCATTGTCTGCGGTCGTCTATGCCAAGCTGATGAATACTCGGTCTGAAGTGGACTCAGCGGTGGGCTCAGCGGTGGACTCAGCGGTGCGCTCAGCGGTGCGCTCAGCGGTGGACTCAGCGGTGGACTCAGCGGTGGGCTCAGCGGTGCGCTCAGCGGTGGACTCAG